TTAAGGCAATACCTCTGGGAATGGCTCGTCCGTTATCCAACTGATAACAGGTAACCTCATATAATCAAGGTCTGCTGTTGGAACGTTATCTTTGAACCGTAATTCGATATAACTACGGTCTGACCTGTTACCGACATATAACACTGCTATATAATCACCGTCATCATTATAAAAAGGTAACATAAAAGGTGTATTTGTACGAAATCCTAACGGGATTCTGAAATCAGGCAGAATATTCATCCGTTTTGCGTGATTTTTACGAGTAAATTTAGGATTATTACTCCCGTAAAATGAGATTGTCCCCCACCGACCGTTAGTAAATGAACACTCGACCATATTGTTCACTCGTCTGAGGTATATATCACCTTCCTTAATATTTACAGATGTTTTGCTCATTCGTCTTTCGCCTGTATCGGCAGAGATAACAACCCATTTGTTGTTTTGTTTCTGCCACAAATAAGCCCCGACTCCAGCGCCATTTGTTGAGCTGTAAAAAGTACCATTTGGCTCATTACCTGTAATTTTGCCGCCTGTTGTTTCCGGTTTGTCTGGTCGTCCATTTCCAGTGATTATTGTTGAATCACTAGATTGGCTACCACCGCCACCATCTGTCGGAATTTTCTTTTCAATTCGCTTAATTTCAGTTCCCATGAATTCAGCGAATTCTGATATATTCGCTTGAAATGTCATTATTTGTTGTAACCTCTAGTGTAAGCTTCTTTTAAATTCAACCCGTCAAGAACTGTATTTTTCTGAATTAATAGCATTAATGATTCATTAGTTTGTGAGATTTTTTGAATGAGTTTATTCAATCCATCTTCACCCGTTTTCATACCGTTAACCGCATCAGCAAGCTCTTTGATAGTGTCTAATTCTGCCGCAACATTGCCACCCAAGATTTCGCTTTTCGCATCTGTTTTTGCTTGGTTTACAAGCTCAAGGATTTTCTTCGCAGATAAGGTAGAGCTATCACCAGTTGCACTGTCATTGATACCTGCTGCGTTACCAGATAGGCTTCTTATGGATTGAAATAATTCATTGATTGCACCAACAAGATCTATTTTTTCTGTCGTGCTTAAAGTTGTTAGGTTGCCGATAAGTTTAGTAATTTCCTTATCTTTCTCACCCACAAATTCAGCAAATGTTGTGAGCGTTTGATAAAATTCAGGTCTTGCCATGTTATAAAGCTCCTATATTATAAAAAGTTTTTAATTCTTCGAGGGTTGGGATTTTTTCTTTTCTCTCGCCAATCTCTTTTATTAAACGCACTTTAACCTTGATATTAGGTCTTGAGCGTTTAACTAATCTAATAATCATCTCGCCTCCGTTACATCGTGGATAAGCGTGAATTCACCGCCTGCGAGTGTTCTAATTAATCCTTGCGGACTGGTGCATTGCAAATCCCAGCTTGCAGTTTCCCACTTCACCCCTAGCGTTTTGTCGTGTGATAACATAACGGTTACTAGATTCTCGCTTACAGTAATCTCGCCAGTTTCCGTTGATAGCTTGATAATCTCGCCTTTCTTTGGCTCAATCCACATATCAAACTTGCTACCAGTTAAATCACTTTTCTGCTCGTCATCTTCTAGGATTTCAAAAGTCCACCCATCATCATCACCACGCACTGTTTCTAGCTCAATGTTTTCCATTTTTGCTCCAATAAAAAACCGCACGATGATTGCTCAAAGTGCGGTTGATTTTAGTTAAGGTTGATTAGATTACGATTTGACCGTTTTCTTTCAGATAAGCATAAATTCGCTCTAAATCAATTTGCTCTGTTGTTTTGCCAATATCCTCTTTGGTTAATGGCTTTTTCATTAGCTCTTTTGCTGCTACTGCATCAATCCATTTATAATCAGAGATGATGGGCGTGAAGTTAGTCACGGAACCGTCACTATCTTCGCCAGTGCCTAATACATATTTAGCATTAATTGAGCCATCTTCCTGCTTGAAGTATGCAGCAATAGCCGAATACATTGGATTTAAGATTTTATTGAATGTTGTCATTTGATTACTCCATTATTGATACATTGTTGCTGTGTTTGATACTGCGTATGCTGTAACGCATATTTTTGGGGCGCCACCGCCAACATCAAAAAACTCTGGCGGTGTATTTTCTCCGTGGTGCGTATATAAATACCTATGCGATTGATTAGCCTCAACCGTGAATGTTTTATGCGAATTAACGATAAAGAAAACACGCTTGACAGGCGAAGCAGCTATATTTATCCATGCCTGCCAAAAACCGGCAGTTTTATAAACCCTAGCAATAAACACCTCGCACAAATTTCCACCGACCAACTGATTAACCTCAAGCGTTCCAGTGAATTTACCAGTTACACCCTCTAATCTTGCTCCTCGTATAGTGCCACCGTTAATGTCATTACCGTTTATCGTTGAACCAGTAATCGTTGTACCATTGATTGCTCCGCCTGATATGTTATTACCGTTTATATTGTTACCATGGATATTGACCCCTGTAATGTCGCCAGCGTTAATACTACCAATATTTGTACTAACAGCCGAAAGGCTAGATACATTAAGTTTATCAGCAGTCAATGACCGTGTAGCAATATGCTCAGCTCCGATACTACCAACAGCAATATGTTTCGCAGCTACTGCACCAGCCGCAATCTCATTGGCTGTGATACTATTAGCTGCCATTTGTTGAGTAGTGATTGAGTTAGTAACAATCGAGCCACCGTGAATGGCTGTTACACCAGCATTTTGCCACTGGCTAGGGTGAGTTGCGTATTGAGTACATTCTTCCAACATAGCTCTCATTAAAAGAAATCGTTGTAGTCCTTTGCCTCGGCTTGCGATTATAAGTCTTACAATGCCACTTTCAGGAGCTGTAAATTTCGAGTAGTACCTAGGCATATTGACAAGCCCATGATACCCATCATTTCGTGGACCACTACTAGCAATTACCGAAGTCGGTGCATTTAACCTATTTAAATAGCCACCACTACTATTTAACGCATATATCTCATTCTCAACCCTACCTCTGTGGACAGTCGAATAAAATGAAAATATATAGCTCTTACCAGGTATCAACTTAACATCCTGAAAGATGCTTACAGCCCAAGCATTATCTCCTGTTCCGGTATTAAGCCAGTTTACACATCGGTCTGTATTAGGATCTATTCCGCTGAAAAAATCATTTCCAAATCCGCTATTTTCATGATCTAGCCTAAATTCTCCTACCGAAAAATTTCCATCAGCGGTTTGCACATCTCGCCAACCAAATGGCTTACCATTGTTATCTGGGAAAAATACAGGGTTATATAATAGATTACCACCAAGCCCAATCGCTAACTTATCAGCAGTAATCTGTCCTGCCGCCATGTGTTCTGCTCGCACCGCTCCAGCCTGCAATGCACCCGCTCCGATTGTATTTGCACCAATTTGATCTGCTTGCAGTGTGCCGACTAATTGAGTTGTTTTAATGCGAGCGCCGCTTGCATCAATACCATTCTCAAGGTATCCGCTACCATTCCATGTGTAGAGCTTACCGTCTGCGGTGTTATATACCTGTTTGTGACCTTGATATTCGCCAGTATTTAAACCATTAACTGTTTTAATTAAGTCAAGGTTACGAGCTGGTAGAGCTGTATCAATGACTTCGTTTACGATGTTTTGAGAGAGTTTTTTGTTTAATACCTCTAACTCTGCATCAATATCTACCGCACTTTCGCCACGCAGTCCGCTTTGTTGGCTAAATGGTCCAACGTTCACGCCTCGAGTATGTCTTAACCAGTAGTATCTAACCTGTTTAGCTCCAACCTCGTGCGAGTACATTTTCGCAGTAACTCTCGTTAAGCGTGTGGCTGTTTTAATATCATCAGTTTCGCTAACAAAAATCTCGGTAGCAGTGGCATCATTAATCCAATCCCATTCGATTGTGATATTGCCTAGTCCGCCTGTTACTCTTACGCCTGTCGGTGCTGGAGGTTTATCAATGACAAAGGTTTGCGTTCTTTCGCTTAGGACTTGACCTCGCTCATTTTTAACCAAGATTACAACGGTGTATTCACCATTCTCTAGACTATCTAGATTTAGATTTGGTGATGTTTGACCTAATCGGATATCGTACAATGCACCGTCTTTGTAGATGCGAAAATCATACTTGATAACACCGTTACCGCCTGTTACATCGCCAGCAAACGAAATACTACCGTCAGGATTAACAGTTACGCCAATATTGCTCACTTGCGGAACAGCAAGAATTGATGTTGCTTTAGGCTCAAACTTCGCACCATTATCAACAATCGCCTCTTTCTGTGGCTCGTGCTGCAAGGCTGTAATGGTATATTTACCTTTTGTCTCCTCTTTTACAGATAAAGCCTTAAATAACTGGCTTGTTACCTGTTGAGTGGACAACGACCATACACCGTAAGCCTCTAATCCAACTGGAGCTTGGTCTAAAGTAACTTCTGCACCATTTACAGAAACAATCTTAATATCTTGGTGTTTGGCTTGAGCGGTGATGTAACTGAAGTAACTATTGCCATTAATGGAGATTTCTCGGTCTAACGTAACTTTTTTACCGTTTACCGCCAAAACTCGACCACCAATATTTGTGCCTGCGTAATACGTATCAGCGACCTTGATAATATCACCAGGCACGTGCATTAAGCCCTCTGCGCCAACGACAAAGCTAACTGTTTTAGTCTCTAGTTTCTCGGTCTGTAATAACCATAAACCTGTTCGGTGAGCTTGCCCTCGAGAAGTACAACCAAAGGCAGTTATTTTCTTAACGTTTAAGCCATTTCTGCGGATTGATTCATCATCTGAAACATACTCAATCGCCTTTTCATAACCGTTATCCTTGTCTGCGTATTCGACTTGGATAGCATTGTGACGAGCTTTTTTAGCCGAGAAAGTATAGTTAAACTCACCTTTCTCCACATTTGCGTTTGTATAAGTCCAAACTGGATCTGACGGTCTATCCATTACAACTGTTAGTTGTTGACCGTTCCACACTGGCATCGCACGGAAGATTGAGCAAATATCATTAATCACATCATAAGCAGAACGTTGCTCAGTTAGCCACGCATTACAAGTAAATCGAGGTTCTTGGCCACCGAAACCGTCTGGCACTAATTGGTCACAGTATTGCGATACTTGGTACAATGCCCATTTATCCGCACCAAATTCACCAAGTCTATTACCTAATCCGTAACGCTTACTTGTTACAACATCGTATAGAATCCAAGCTGGGTTATCAGTCCAATCAATTTTAAATGTACCGTCCCACATTCCTGTATATTTACGAGTGCGCGTGTCATAGTTACTTGGCACTTTTACTCTCAAGCCTAATAAGTCATAGGTGCGAGTTGGGATATTGCTAAAATACTCAGAATCAAACTTCACGCCAATTAAGGCGGTATTTGGATAAGTGAATTCCGTGTCGATAATCTCAGTGTAGCTTGACCAAACTGTATTGTTTTGTAGTCTTTGTGATTTACTATCCTCTGTTACTCGCTCAACCTTAACGGTAAACGGAACTGGAGGTAGATTATCAAAAGTGTGTTGCTGTAGATATTGAGAGCTGTATTTGCCACTGATTGAAACTGGATAAGATTGTGGGCCGATAGTAATAACAAGCTCTACCGTTGTTCCGTTTGTGTCGCCATTTTCATTCTGACTAAAAAGAGATTGAACGCCAATGGTTAAACGTAATCGAGAGACTTTGTTATCTGTAACTGTTCGTGTAATTGGCAAATTCTTTCTAACCTGTGTTCCAACGCTTACCTCTTTTTCTGATGTATTGAAACCAGCGATTACATCTTGAACTTGGCTACCAACTCGACCCTCTAATTGGACGTTGTTAAAGTTATATGAACCGTTTTTACTCTGGACTGGAGTGTTGTCAAAATAGACGGATTTCATTCCATCGGCTAAACCCTCAACTTCACCATCCGATATTACATCAATGATTTTGACAAGCTGTTTACTTCGGCTTGTTTCTTTAGCCTCAACAGGCGTATGACCGCCACCGCCACCTTTACCCATTACTAACTCCTATTCCCAAATTTTAACAACAACTTACCTCTCTTATCTTCTGGAGGCTGTCGCTCAATATCCATCGTCTCAACGCCTTGTGAGATAATCAGCGAGCCAACTCTAATCCGCCCATAAGCAAGCGGCATTGGACGACCTTGAGCCGCCATATTTGATAAATTAGAAAAACTGGTTGATTGTTTCTTCTCGGCATCTTTACCAGTGGACATTGCCGGCATTTTTGTGAGCATCTGAGCTACACCACCTAATAACATTGATGCACCTACTCCACCGACCATCCAAGCGGCATTTGCACCGATAACACTAAATCCCAATGGACCTAAGGCAAAAGCTGTTGCAATCAAAGCTACACCAGCAATCACGCCAAAAAGTCCACCACGTTTTGAGCCTTTCAATGTTGGGGTAAAATGCACTGTTGAATCATCTTTCAGTTTTTGATTTAATCCTTGTTCAAGATAGCGATTATCGAAATAATCTCGACCAACTCTCACGGTAAACAAGCCTTGCTGAATAAATTGTCTTAACTTCGGAATTTGACTTGTTAAAGCCTGAACAACTTCGGCTGGCGTTTTGCAGTCTAGCCTAAATTCAGTTCCAAACTGTTTAAGGGAACCGTAAAATCTAACGTTGACCATTCTCTATATCTCCAAATGCTGTGCGTGTGCTTAAGCCAATAACCATCGTACAAATCACGCTTAGATAATCGTTTCGGTGCGTGATGAAGAACCATTTGTTCGCCAACATAAATCGCAGCGTGATTAGGCACGTTTGCCCCAACACTAATCAAAATTACATCGCCAATTTGAGGCTCTTTAACTTGCTCAAATCCTTGTTTCTCGATGTTGTCTAAGTAGAGATTCTTACCCTCTTCCCACCAATAATCTTCACGCTCAAAATTAGGCATCTCATAGCCTGATAGACGGTAGAAGTCTCTGAATATCGTGTAACAATCCATTTCACCGTGTTTAAACTCACGACCGATTAAAAATGGGATTTTGGGAAAAATATGGATTTGCTCATCGCAAACTAGCCAGAAATCTAACTGGCTGTATAATTGAGTTTGTAAGTCTGACTGAGAGAGTTTTGGCTCGCCTTGTGGGTGTGAGTGAACCAATGCCACAATCTCGCCTTTCTCTGATGCGTTGATGTAATCTTCTGGCGAGATTTCAAAGTGGTTCTCTTTATCTTCTGCCACGTTATCGCAAGGTATAAAGACTTTTCCACTACCTACTAAAACAACAAAACCACAGCTTTCCTGTGGTTCTTTTGATTTTGAGTATTTGATTATCTCGTTGTGTAGTTTACCGTTCATCGCCTACCCCAATTTATCAACGCTAACGAATCCGCCATAGTTGTGTGTATTGTTTCTTAACTTGCAACCAGTCAATAAGCCACTGCACTTATCCTTTTTCGGGTCGTTTGTCGGTTGGTCTTTTTCATCTGCAACCGCTCGGCCTGTATAACCGCACTCAACGCCACGATAAAGCCATGAACAAGTCGAAGTAATCATTCGCCCAATCACTGCGTTGTCCGTCTCTGACGGTAAGGCTAGAGTGAATTGAGCTATATCACGATTGAGTGAAGATAATTGCTCAATCAGAAAATAACTCAATGCTTCCTGTGACGGGTCGGCTTGCTTATTGCCATCTTCGAAATTCACTGCATCAAGGTAGTGCATATAGACCAATCTTCGTCTAACAACACCGCCAAGACATTGGTCAAAGCGATTACAAAGTGCGGTAATAAATCCACCAACATTTCCTAGAGTTAGCGTTGGTCGGTTACTTGGCCCACTACCTGATAGCTCAAAGCCATCTGCTTTTACACCGAAAGGCTGATAAGTCTTGCCTTGCCATACAATAGGCTGTGATTTTTCGTTAGTTCCAGCATAAAATCGATAAAGCTCGCCACTTATTCCGTCAGCATCTTTTAAACCTCGCAAATCCACTTCAAACAACTCAATCAGTGCATTTTGCTCTAGTTTGGCAAGGTCTAACTTGAATTTATTGCTAATTAGTTGTGGCATTATGGCACCTCAACAAAATCACAAGTAAACTCTGTGAAGTTTAAGCTCATTCTTGCCGGCCATTTACTACAAATAACTTTCATATTCTTGCCAGTAAACGGGTCTTTAAAAAGAAAAGGATGAATTCCTTTGTGTTTTTTAAAGAATTCATCCACTTCTAGGCGGTCTTTGTTTTTAACTTTAACCGATACGGAATAAGAGCGGAGTAAGCTGTTAATCCCTTGCAATTGGCGTTGCGTATATCCATCACCAAACTCAATAGAGTTTACTGTTGGCTCATTATCAACCTGAAAATCAGGTCTGACGCACCATTTAAATGTTTCCATATTTACCCCTAAGCAAACACACCACCAGAACGCATATTATTTGAAATAATTCCATTAGTTTCACTTCTTGCTATCTGACGGATTAGCTCTACTGTGATTTCCGTTTCGCCATTACGCTGCCTTTGCTCTACATTCGCATTAACAGGCTCGCCATTATTAATTACCTTAACGGAAATACTTCCGCCAGTCATAGGCTTATAGCCAGTTGACGGAATAGAGCCGACTGTTCCACCTGTGGCATATCCACGACCATAATTAAGGTGATTAAGGAATCCAATCCCTAATCGTGATGTTGCCTCTTTGGTGATGACATATTCGCCACGATGAACAACGCCTGCTGGCTGATATTTGCCACCATCGCCAGTATAACCACCACCAGCAAAGCCAAGAAAACCACCAATAGAAGTTCCGCCAAATGCTGACTTCATTGCATTAAATAAAGCCATTTTCACAATCATTGAGGTTAAATCGCTTAAGATTGATTTGGCTAATGAGCTAAAATCTGCTTTACCTGTCGTTATGAAATTGGTTAAAGAATCAGACATTCCGTTAAAGGCTGATTGCGTGATGTTTGAAATATTTCCAGCCACATCATTCACCATTCCCTCAAGCTGAACCACGCCATCTTGCAATCCTGCGATTGGATCTAATCTTCGCTGTTCGGATGTTGCCTGAATAACCGCTCTACGCTCTTTCAGTTTTGCGATCTCTTCATCAAGCTTAGCAATGTTCTCTTGCGACATTCCGATTTTTAATCGAGCTGCCTCAAGGTCTAACTGATGATTATATTGCAGTAATTCTTGCTCTTTTCTTGTTTTACCAAGCAATTCAAGCTCGAATTGCATTTCTCGCAGTTTTTCACCGTTATCAAAGGTGAACTGTGCGATAGCCACGCTTTGTTGTGCCGCATCAATTTGAGCCGCCATATCTTTAAGCTTAGCTAATCCATCGGCACCGAAATGAGCGTATTTCTCGCCATTTGCCGCTATATCTTGAGTAATCTTGTTTAACTCTTGATACTGGCTGATTTGACCAAACATAGAAATATCTTGAGCATTAGCTCTGATTTCTGAAAGTCTGCGCTCCATTTCACTAAGTTGGTCTGTGAACTGTTTCACATAATCAACTTTAGAGCCGCCAGATTTTTTAGCTGAGCCACCTTTACTGGTAATTTGTGATGCGTATAGCTCGACATTGCTATTAAAGACAGCATCATAATCTGCAGTGCCTTTCGTAAGTCCTGAATTTATAGTCGCATCTTCCGCTTTAAGTCTGCTTTTCTTGGCTGGGTCTTTCTCTTTATTGATTGCAATTTGGCGATTGTTTCGCTCAATTATTTGTGTTGCTTTATCACTTAAAGCGTTTTGAACACTAAAACCAAGAGCGTTGAACTGACTTGCAACCAAGACGGCCATTGCACCCATTCGCTCAACCGCACTGGTAATAGATGCCGCACCACTTTCCGCACTTGGAAAGATTCGGTTTAAATCATCAAGAGAAAAGCCGATTGAATCAATGCTAACTTTGGAAGTGTCAAGCGTTGGCAATAAGCTTCTTAATTTGTCGTGAAATTCAGCAACGGGAACTTGACCAATGATTGTTTTTAAATCATCTTCCGATTTAGTCAGTTTCTCGTTTGCCTTAGCTAATTCTGCTTTTTTAATCGCTAAATCTTGACTTGCCTTAGCTAATGCCTCTAGATACGCTGTATCTTCCGCTTTTCCGCTTGATTGAGCGATTTGCTTACCTTGCTCAATAATTCTATTGAGTTTTGCGTATTCTTCCTCTAATCGCTGAATTTCGCCTTTCTGTGCAGTGATGGATTGCTCTAATTTAGCTTTCATTCCATCAAGCACTGCTGCTGATGTGTTAGCCAATTTACCAGTTGTCACATCTAAGCTATCGGCAAAGGATAATAACTCTTGTCTAGCCGCCTCTGTTTTCTGTTGATAATCTAAGAAAACACCAACGCCAGCCGACAAACCTAGAGTTAATAATCCAAGTGGGCCACCAACAAAACCTAATGCACCGCCTAAACCTTTACCAGATGCAGTCAAAGCTTGCTGTGCAGCGGTTAGATTTCTCGTTGCAGCCGCTTGTGCTGACATAGCAGCAGAAGCTTGAATACTTGCCGCAATCCAAGTGCGTATTTTGCCAACACTCCAAATCACACCGGCACCAGCGGCAAGACTTGTGACAATAGTTAAGTGATTGGCGATTTCGTTGATAGCTTTAGCAAACGCCTCGCTCGCACCTGTTGATTTATCTAATTCCCCAATCCACTTAATCGTAGATGTGTTTAGATTTTCAAAGGCTGCGGAAATAGTGAGAATACGAGTGTTAAACTGGTCATCAACAGATTCTTTTGCTCGCTCTAACGCTGGAACGAGAACGTCCATTGTTAGCTTGCCCTCTTTCGCCATATTGCGAAGTTCGCCAGTTGTAACACCTAAACCAATCGCAATCGCTCTAGCTAATCCTGGTGTCTGCTCCATTACAGAGTTAAATTCATCACCACGAAGAATCCCACTCCCTAACGCTTGCCCGAACTGTGTCAATGCTGCATCTGCCGCACCTGCACTTGCCCCTGATACTGCAACAGCTTTAGATACCGTTTCGGTCAAACTAGCAATCTGTGCTTGACTAATCTTTAATGTTTCGGCATTTTGAGCAAATCGCTGATAAACCCCTGAAGTCGCATTAATGCTTTGGTTTGTCTTTAATGCAATATCAAAAACGTTATTCAAGCCTTTTGAACTGCTAATTGATGCACTTTCAACCAATCGGAGCTTGTTTTGAATTTCAGTGTATCCATCGGCAAAACCTTTTAATTGATTTGCACCAAAGCCAGCAATACCGGCTTTAAAAAGGTTTGAAGATACACGATTGAGCGAATTCATCGACCGCTCAATGTTTTCTAATTGTCTTGTAGTGGTATCGGTGAAACGCTTAACTCTACCTTGTGCGTTGTTGATACCACTTTGGAATTTAACCTGATCTAACTCAAGCTGAATATTCAAGTGTCCTAATGAGCCTGCCATTTTTACCCCGTTATCTGTTTGCTAAGTAATCAGCAGAACCGTCATCAAACTCATCTTCTTCTTTCTTCTCTTTGTAAAAAGGCATAAAGTCTGATAGCTCTGGCGGTTTGCCTTTCGGATCACGATTAACCATTGCTAAAACGTGCGAAATTTGAGCCGAGCGATAATCATCACGCCATAATCCAAACGGCTGTTCTTCATAAAACAGTCTGTATTCTTGTAAATGACTTTCAGGCATCTGCTCAATTTCTTCTAGCGTTTTCCCGATAGAAAGCGACAGGTTTATTTGGAACTTTCTTCGGCTGGTGAGTTTTTTGGTTCACCGTCCATAATGGCTTGATTTAGTTGCTCAATAACCGCTTTATCTAGCTGTGCTAATTGCTCTAAATCGTTCTCATCTTCGGCATTGAATAGATTTTCACCGTGCTCATCACATAAACGCATTGCGATTGTGCGAGTTAATTTGTGTTTGTCGTAAACTTTCGCTAATTGCTCGGTTAATGTATCTTCATTCGTAAAATCAAGCGTAATACCCTGACTTTCAGCAATTCGCACTAATTCTTGTTGTTGTCCGTATAAGGCTTTATTCATTTCGCCAACGGTAAACTCACGGATATAATAGGTGTCACCTAAAATCTCTACTGGTTTAACTTTTGGCTTGTGTGATAAAAGTTTATCTCTTAAATTCATTCGTCCCGCCTTAGAAAAAGAAAACCGAGAGGATTAACTCTCGGTCTTATTGATTAAGCTGTTGCTGGTAGGTAATTTTCTAGTTTTGTGTTCTCAATGGTGATGCTGCCTTTAAGCTTGCCTTTAACTTCGCCATCAAAACTAACGCTTTGAGCAAACCCAGAGCCATACACCGAGCCTTGTTTATTCATAAAGACCATTAACCAAGGGAACGTTTCACCACTTCTGTGTTTTTTACGCAAATCCTGCTGAATTGTCGTAGCTGGGGAAAAGTAAAAATCAAGCTTAATTGTTCCAAGTTCTAACTCGTTTGATTGATATTCAGAACCTTTCGAGCATATTGTAGTGATGTCCTCTTTATTGCGAGTACCACCATCAAAGCTAATACTTGTGATAGCACAAAAGTTGTTTGATAATTTAATTTTAGCAACCTTAGCCCCAGTGAAATCGGTTGGTTTGTCAAAACTTCCCCAATCAACTTCGTCAGCTAAAGTAACCACATCTGTGGCTACTGATTTTACAGGATAAAAACCATCAATCGCAGCGCCTAAACCAGTGATGCTAATGTAGTCCCCAGTTTTAAATCCGTTATTCGCCACAGTAATTGTTGCATTTGGTGTAACAGTGCAAGCTGTAATAGCTTTTTCTGTTTCAAATCCAACGCCAAAGTAAAATTTACTCCCTTGAAAAGGGGTTGTTTGTGTTGCCATTGTTATTCTCCATAAGCAATTTGGTAATTGATTGTTCTGCGGTGTAGTTTTGTATCAGGCTCATAGTCTGACAGGTCGTTACTACGCTCCGCATAGTCAAATTTTTGCTCTAACGCACTAAATATCGGTTTTCTTAACGCCATCACATCATCTGGATTTGGGCTGTATATGTCGATTTGCACCATAAAATCATCTAAATCACCATCTTCTAGAGCAGAATTAGGCGAAATATTAATGAATTGATAGACGATGACAGGGAATTTCTTGTTGGTATCGGGAATAAACCCATAAAAACACCGATTTTCAACAAGTGTAGCTAATGCCTTAAATAAATCTTGCTGAATCATTTCCCTGCCTCTTCTTCAATCCCACGTTTAAGTGTTGTGATGATTTCTGTCGCAGCCTTTTCTTTAGTCTGCTCAAATGCCGGTCTTAGGAATGGCTTGGCTGGCATTTTTGAAGTGCCAAACTCAACAAAACGCCAGTAAAACGGGTCTTTCGGATTGTAAGCACCGCTACTTGCATTTTTAGTCTTAAAAGCCTCTCTCTGCTTGGCCGTAAGTCCTTTAACTCGAATTACAGTGCCGATTTTGCCGTTTTTTAAGACTTTCGTGCTGCTCTTAATCGCTTTTTTGAGCGTGCCAGCTCGTCTATATGGCGTACTTTGGGAAAGAACAGGTGCATTTTGTCTTGCTTGTTCTCGCACAATCTTTCCGCCCTCTCTCATCGCTTTAACTGCAATCTTGTTAGAGACCTTACGACCAAGCTCACTCAAAGCTTTGTGTATTTGAGATAACCCCTCAACCTTGACATTACCCATCAACTGCCTCTTTACACATTAATTGTAGAGAAACGTTGCGTTCTTGGGTGTTAAGCACAGCAACAATTTCTAAAAAGCGTTTACCGAACTTAACCCTCATTGACGGTTTAATGCCGTCTAGATGGCGTAGCCATATCTGTGTAGTGATTTCCGACTGCACTTGTTGAGCTGAAAAGTATTCTCGGCCAGATAAAGGTCTAACATCAGCCCAAACAGTCGCAACAGATTTCCACTTCGTTATGGTTGCTCCATAGTCATTAATCTCATTGACTTGTCGCATTAATGTAATTCGATGTCTTAATCTTCCGATTTCCATCTATACCCCCATAATTCGATATGGCTGAATTAGTCGCCAAGTACCCTCTTCAATCTCTCTTGAAACTATACCAATCACAACACTCTCACGGTGTTCGTACCAGTGAGCAATCGTCATTAACATCGCTTGTTTGATTGCGGAATTGATAACTAAGCCATTCGCAACATCGTCAGGCACTTCGCTCGCAAATAACTTTCGATCTAACTGATTTTCGATGTGTTGCTGTGCTGCACTCTCATACAATCCGAGTAATTCGTCCTCATCATCGCTATCAATGCGGCAATGCTGTTTGATTAAGTCTAGTGTGAGTAACATATAAGCCCCAAAAGAAAGCCCCAATTAAGGGGCTATGATTGATTATTTAGCGAGTAATGTGCCTTTTACAAACGCTTCTGGACGGTAGATAGCTAACGCCAAACGCTCTTCGCAAAGGATTGTGACTAAGTTTTTCACAAAGTCATCTTCGTTCTCGGTTGATACCGCTACGCCTAATTGTTGGCGGTCGAAGATTTGAGCGCCCATATTGAACGCACCAGTTAAGAAGCTACCAGCAGTGATTGCTTGAGTTTGAACTACTGGGATACCCCATAATGTTGGCTGCGCTAAGCTTTGCGGATTACCGATAATGTGGCGACCTTGACCGTCTTTTTCTAGCTCAATTTTCGCCCAGTCGATAGGGTTTAACACGAAGCCGTTTGCTGGATAGTCAGATAGGGCTACTTGTAATTGTGCTAAACGTAATTGGTCGATGATTGTGTAGTTTTTAAGTGTTGCTTTATCAGCAAACGCTTGAGCTACTTGGCTTAAACCTTGTAAGCCACCAGCTGAGCCGTCACCGTTCAATAATTGCTTATCTTCGACTAATTTTAAGCCGTAAGCTAAGCGACCGTTGATGTAGCTTTCTAACATTGCAGCATCGTCTAAGATTTGACGAGATGCTTTAACGTAGTGAGCTAATGTTTTAACGCCAACAGTCACTTCTTCAAGTTGTAAATCAGATTGTGCTTTTTTCACACCTTCAGTTGCTTGAGCTGCTGCATTGTTAGTGAATAGTTTTTCACGAACATAAGTAATTGCGTTGCTGTCAGTAGTACCTTGCATTAACAAGTCACGCACAGTCAATGGGCGTTGTGGAGGTGTTACAATGCCAGTTAAACGCATTGGAGCAACTGCCGCGCCTGCTGAACCTGCTGCATCAGTGGTTAAACTTGTAATGGTTGCTTTTAAGCTTAATTTAGCTGATTTACCAGAGCGTGGGTCTACTGCAAATGATTTGTAACCCTCTGTATCTACTAAACGTTGAGCGATTGATTTTTCTTGCTCTACACCATAGCCACGGCGAGTTGCTTTTTGCTCTAACTCGTCTAAGCGGCTTTTCGCACTGTTCATAGCGGTTAAGGCTTCATCAACACGACTTTTTAAGTCGTCTAAGCCTTTTTCATTGCCTGCCATTTTAGCTTTTAACTCTTCGCCTAAGCCTTTTACCTGTTTGGTAGCATTTTTAAACTCGGTGGCGAGTGCTTCATAATTTTCTTGAGACATTGTTTATTCCTTATTAATGGATTTAAGAATATTGATTGCGTTGCTAAGTTGATTATCAGGCTCACCCTGAATAAGTTTACGCAAGCCATAACTAGCAATGGTTGTAGCTTGTGTTTTTGAGAACCCTAAATCTCTCAAGGCTTTCTCAAATTCTGGTAATGTAGGCAAACTGCCTTTAGCTAAAGCGGATTTAACCACTTCAACACGGCTTTCTTCGTTGGCTGGGAATGTAACGATTGAGATTTCTTTTAAATCAATCTCTAAAAGCTCCAAGACATCGTCTTTTTCGTTATACATCCATTTATTTAAACGGTATCCAATAGAAAGTCCGTCAATCGCTCCAGCCATCATTAAAGCGTGGATTTCTTTCGCTCGGGCTACATCGTTAATCAATAGGCGACCTTCGCCATATAAACCACGTTCATCTTCCTTGAGTTGAGTCCATACACCAATCGGTTGATTACGGTCGTGATTCCATAGCACTGGTGGCATTTTGCTTTGTGCGTTCCAACCTTTAATACTTTCTACGAAAGCGCCTTTTTTAACTACTTCGTCATAGCTATCAGCAACATCGAATACATTGCAATAGCCAGAAAAAAAGCCATCCTCTCGGACAGCTTCTGCTTTAAATAATAAATCTTTAGTCTTTGTCTTTGTCATCCGCTCCCACCTTGTCGATAGAGGTTAGATTTAGTTGCACTGTTAATTGGTCTGCACCATCAATAGCTGGTAGATTTTCCAATGCTCGTACTTCATTCCTTGTCATTACGCCATTTTGCAGCAAAGCAGTGTAAAAACTTGCTCGCCCTGCGCTGTCAGCTCTTAATAAGCCTTCAACGCTGAAAATAGGGTAATATTTCTCACGTTCTTCTGGCGTCAACAGCTTTCTCGCTATCGTTTGCTCAATGCGTTTTAGCGTTGGGCCGAGCGAATAAGTAAGGAAGTTTTGGTTAATTTGCTCCGCACTGGACGCCCAAGATGAAGATTTGTCCGTGCTATGGATTAATTGAGGCGGAACGCCAAACGCCCGACAGATTTCTTCAATCCCGAAATATCGGCTTTCAAGTAATTGAGCATCTTGCGGATTAATCCAAGCTCCCGACATGTTTGCTGGCTCCATCCCAGCCTCAAGAACCATCCATTTTCCTGCGTTTTCAGGTTGTCCGTATTCATTCAAGGCTTTACGAACCAAATCACGTTGTTCAGCATTTAACACTCTATCGCCAGTTTTCAAAAATCCACCAGCTTTCAAGTTGTTTTTAAATGCTTTTCCTGCGGCATTGTTAGCAGCAATCTGTAAGCCCATTACATTAGCTAGATAGCTGATAGGAGATAATCCGACCAATCCATCGAGCGAAAAGTCTTTGAAATGTAGTATTTCAGCCTCGCCATACTCACCACTATCTACATTGTTTTTTGTGTAAATATAAACAATCTCGCCGCTATCTTTTCGCTTAACCGTCATGTATTGAGGGTCGAGAATATCAAGCGATACAATTCGATCTTTTAAGCGATTAATGCGACCGTATGCGTTACCCCATAGGTCAATATTAGCAACGATGGCTTGCCAGAACTCACTAGCACACATATCTGCATTTGGTGCATCGTGAATGAGTTTGTATAAAGAGTGTTCTCTCGCTATTTTCCGCTCAAAGTTCTTAAGGTGTAACGGTAAAGATGAGGCCGTTTGACTTCTTAATCTTACGCAAGCCCATACTGCACTTAATTTGAGCGCCTTTTCAGCGTCCACTTGTTCGCCAGTGCCGGTTGATTGGCTTACAAATGGATCGACCGTTGAGCCTTTATCTAAACGCTTACCACCGCTAAACAATCGGTCATAAAACCGACCCCACCAGCCTTTATCATTTTCTCCGTTCATCCGATAATAATATCCTGTAAAAAGTCGTCTATATCTTGAGGCGTTTCACTCATTTCAGAAATACCTCTAGCCATCGCCAAAGCAACCATTCCATCAATACGCCCTGTTGCTTTATGCTTTTCAAATTTTCGATTCCCTGCTGGGTCTTTGGTTATTACTGCGTTAGCCGCACACATCGTCAAAACAGGGTTCATCCCGTGCTTTAAGTTGCCATTTAGCAAATCACTCTCTAGAGTGTCGATAGCTGGCGACATATCCTTAAAACCCTGCCCAAAAGGCACTAAAGGAAGATTAATCCCTTGAGCTTCCATTTCTTTTTTAAAGATGTCTATTCGCCAACGGTCAAATGCGATTGCAGCGATGTCAAAATCCGAAAGAATTTCCGCTATATCTCGCACAACATACGCATAATCAACGGTCGCACTTGGTGTTGTTCGAATGAACCCTTGCTTAGCCCATACATCGTATGGTGAACGGTCTCGTTTTGACCTATCTTCTAATCCTATTTCAGGTGTCCAGAAGTAAGAATAAACGTTAATTTTTCCGTCAGGGTCTTTAGTTGTCAGAACCAAAGAGGTTAAGTCGGTGCGAGCTGATAAGTCTAAACCGCCATAAGCTGTCAATCCGCTAGGGCTTGATTGCTCAGCACTGCTTTCTTTCCAAGCGTCAATGCTGACAAATGTCGAAACAGTGCTTACTCGTTGATTTAAGTTTAGATTTCGGAATGTATTCTCAAAGCTCGGCATACGATTAGCTTTATCAGCAAGTTTGCGAATATCATCTTCACTACGGAATACGCCTAACGCTGGATTTGCTTGTTTCCACGCTTTCGGGTCAGTGATTTTCAAATCCTTGTCCGCACTGTAAACATGGCAAACTGTATGAGGGTCATTACTTGTCTTGGCATCATCAATCCAGATTGACAACAAATCACCATCATTTGCCGCTTGAGTACTTATTGATAGCAATAACGGATTTTTGTGCGCACCTTGTGCGGTAGTGATTGCATCAACGAAAGCAGATTGTGGACCTTGAATTTGTCCTATTTCATCAAGGATAGCTAACACAGGGGATAAACCTTGTGCGGTTCGACCATCAGCCGCTAATGCTCGATATTCAACATTCATCGGTAAACCAATTAAACGCTTACCACTAGGCTTAATCGAGATGATATTGCTTAGCTTAGGATTGAGTTGAATCATCTTTACAGCCAAGTTAAACACCAAAGATGCCTGCTCTCGACTTAACGCACCGCTTACAATTTGGCTATTCTGAATTGCCACTGGCCCAACTAAGTGAGCTAATAGCAAACAGGCAATTAACGCTGTTTTTCCGTTCTTACGCCCAATAGACAAAATGCCGTGACTTGTTCCGTTGGGGTTATCGTAAACACCACGAATAAAATCTAACTGGAATTCTTCTAATTTAATCGGCTGACCAACTAATGCACCCTCTGGCACAAAGCAGTACCGCTCAATAAATGCAATTACTTTATCAGCCTTAGTCATTAGTTGATTACCCTTGTTGCAATTAAGCCATCGTCATCATCAATAGCATTTCGAGCATCTTGGTAAAGCTGATTGGTTTTCACTTGGTCACGACTTTCGCCATTCGTTGCTCGGCTATGGATTTGTAAACTACGGCACATTTGGATTTCGCGCTTATACAAATCTTCGATAACATAATGCAATGGATGTTGTTTCATTACACCGTTATCGGTTTTAATCCATCGTCTAGCTGTTGTAGCTAGTTCGTTTTCGTAATCATCAAGCTCTACGTACAATTTAGCCAACTTGACAGCTCGCTCTTTATCAATCGGTGTCCAGCTATCCGGATTTCGACTTGTAATAATGCTTTCCCAATAGCGACTTTCTTGTTTAGTGAGCTTTTGAGGCGGCTCTGTCTTTCTTTGAGCCGCATTATTAGCTAATACCTTTGCTGTAGTGCTATCACTTCGGAGTTTGCGACTACTCATAGGTTTTACCTCTTAATTTGTTATTAATTTACTAGAAAAACTGTATTAGCAATAATTCAGTGTTCTGATGGCGGTTTTTTGGAGTTTTGCTTCGAACTTTTCACTCACCCCTCCCCTTGTTGAACGGATGTTCTTCATCAATCGGAAGTCCATTTATATCGCAACCAATTTGATTTATTTTTCTAATTTCAGCTTTCTGTTTGGAACTGTCATGATGTAACTTACATAATGACTGAAGATTGTTATCATCAAAGAATAAATCTAAGCTACCTTTGTGCGGTGTTATATGGTCAACCACTGTGGCAGGTGTTAGCTTTCCCTCTCTCTGACAAAATACACAAAGAGGTTCTTTTGCTAAGTGGTCAAGCCTTAATTCCTTCCATGCCTTTCTGTTATACAGATAATGCCAGCTCTCTCTTCCCATATGGTCACCAATAAAAAAGGCGAGCTACTAACTCACCTTTATTTGTCTTGTTATGATGTAAACCTTACAATCAAAATTCATTCAACCACAGTTATCACCACCAATCATTCAATCACCTCAATAACATCTAACTGACTTTCATCGTCTGCGTAGAATGTACCGTTGGCATTATGCTAGTGACTAAATGGAGGTTCTTCTGTTTCGGTCTTTTCGACTAATAACCATTTACCGAATTGTGTTTCATAAACTACATCGCATAATGTTCCATTACGGAGTTTTACAATATTACCGATTTTCATGTCTTACCTCTGAAATAAAAAAAAGACCGCTAATTTAGCAGTCTTTACTCGAATCGCTTATTGCTTGGCATTCAACTCTTTAATACCAAGATTGATATCTTCAATCAACCGGATGATTCCATCAACATTGAAATTCTTATTCATCTCTCTGGACAACAAAACAAGGTTGTGGAATTGAGCATTAGATTGTTTATTGTTGAGTGGTTTATTATCTTCCATTGTTATTCCTGTTAATCGTTTGAACTTATGAAATATTACTACCACAAAAGAATAAATCAACCTTAGATTACTTACTGCTCTTTGTAGATTCAATCCACTTGTTAATGTTTGTGATTTGACTAGCACACATATCACGCTCACCTTGCACTATGATTAAGTGTTCTACCGCCTCACCGTATGTGCTACCAGTGAATGGAGTTTTAACACAAGGCGTTAGAAATGCTTGAGGCGGATATATATACTCCGTCTTAGTTGTTACCTTATTGGTGCAACCGCTCAATAGCGTCATCGTTAATACGAGTGCTATAGCAAGGTTGTGTCTTAATGATTTTCCGAACCACTTGGATTTTGTCTTGTGCTGCTTGTTTGATTTCATCATGGATTACTCTCTGTTGTTCTACCGCTTGGCGTTCTGTCTCAATCGTATCTTTTAGCGATTGATTAACTTGCTCTTGGCTTTTAATGGTTTGGGCTTGCACTTGGTTTTCGGCTCTTAGTTCATCTATATTCTTTGATTGGTGCCAAATCCAACCGCACAAGCCCAAAATGGTTAATGCGATAATTGAGATTGCGTAGATTTTAAATCTGCTAAACATAATGCCCTTTCCTTTTCCCTACGCTTAACTAAGCCTTGCAGCTTTCGCCCATCAGCATAAACCCAGCGTAGAAGTTGATTACACCCAGCAACATAATTACCGTTTCGCATTAATCGAAACATTGTTGAATTTTTAAGATTGCCGCATCCGTTATTAAACGTGACAGATACCATAGCGTCAAAAACAGATTGTGGCAGCATTCTTCCGTTGGCATATTTATCTACACAAGATTCAGCGAGCTTAATGTCATTCTTCCATCGGTAGGCGATTTCTTCGTTTGTGTATTTTTTCTTAGGCTCTATCTTTTGCCCTGAGTATTCTGTTGAGCCAATGCCAACAGTTAATACATCAGCCGGACATTTATATGGAGTTGCCATACAGCCCTCAGCGTTACCGATTATTTCCGCTCCAGCTCTACTTAACCTAATCTCATTACTAAAGTTGGCATACATAATCCCAACAACAGCAAGAACCGAGCAAGCGCCTAATGCACCTCTAGTCTTCGACAGTACCATCTCTTAATCCTCGCTTTAATTGTTCCATCTTTAACTTGTGAAGCTCATCCGCTCTGCGCTCTTCGTTTTGTCTAACCTTGCTTTCTTCAAACTTTGCGTACATGTTGACTAAACCACTGATTAAACCAATCAAAAGCCCGAAGATAGCGAGCCACTCTTGCAGCGTATACATAGCCCAAAATGCACCAAAGCCAGACCAGAATACGCTTTGATTTCCTGCGTCTTTTAGCATTTTTCTCATACTCCACCTCGCCATTTGTTTGCGGGGCAATAAAAAAGCTCACGTTTATTGCGTGAGCTTGAGGATTGGCGGACGATACTGGATTCGAACCAGTGACACACAACTTAACAGGCTGCCACTCTACCAACTGAGTTAATCGCCCAATAAAAAACCCCGACCGTTTCCGATCAGGGCTATATTGAATTTATTTCGGTGTTTACTACTTACAATACGACCACCGTATATGATTATGATAGGACAAGATGACAAGTATGTCAATATATAAATCGAATTTTTTTAATATTTTTTCTTTTCTCGCTTTCTATTGCTAATTTAACTTCAATCTTGATTAGTTTCTCGTAGATAATCGCTTTCATCAGTGCCAAATCTTTCTCTACTCTACGCTTACAGGTCTTTAAGCAAGGAATTCTAATATCACGCTTGCCATTACAAGGCTGCATATATTGAGGTTCTTCACGCTCTCTTAGTTTTGTAGCTATTCTATTTACTGTTAATCTATGGACGTAGTACGAGAAAAGAATGAAGTGCATCCGTTCATCGTATTTCTTGAAGAACATTTCAATCTGTTCACTAATCATCATTCCTAACTCATCATCGCAAATAGCATTACTTGGCTCATCTCTAGGCTCTACGCTTTTCATAAGTTTGTAGAGAATGTTTAGCTCTGGTTTATCCAATCTTCCGCTATTAATCCAGCCACCCCAAGAATACATTCTATTGTCAACGAATTGTACTTGGTCGTAGTCTAATTCTGGTATTTCGCTGAATTTATTCATTCTCTAGTTCCTTAACTTTAGCCTTGTAGATTTTAATTTGCTCTTTGATTTCTTCGATTGTTAGTTTTAATGGTGGATGGTCTTGTCGTTCAAGAAATTCTACTCGCTCAATACCAATTTTCTTAACTAGATTTATTCTGTACTCTATGGCGTTTCCGCTCTTTTGGTTATTACAAGGGGCGCATTGTTTATGGATGTTGTCCTCGTTAAATCTTAACTCTGGACAAGCTCCACGACTTCGATAGTGTCCTGCGTGATATTGTCCTTGATGATAACGACCACAAGATATACAAGGCTCGTCTTTATCTCTTAAGCGTATGAATTTATTTACCCAGCTTTGTAAATCATCTAACCACTCGGAGCGGCTTTTGATTTTTTGTTTAAGTGCGGCCATTCTTTTCTTGGTTTCTAACCGCTCTTGTTTATCCTGTTTTTCCCGTTTCTTTCTTGCCTGCTCTTTTGATAAAACTATCGCACATTTTGGCGAACAGACTTTCTGCATTGAGCTTATACTTTTCACAAAGTAACAACCGCATACTTTGCATTTGGTTTCCTTAGGTTTATTCATATCTACCACCATTTACCAGTGATTAAAATAACACCTGCTATCATGCAGATATAAGATAAAATCAATAACCATAATTCTTTATCATTCATCATTTGCACTATCCACCAACCAAATAATCACAACAGCAACCGCAAACAACACAATCGCCAACGCTATTTCTTCTCTCATCTAGTGCCTCCAGCCATTGCTAAGAATTACATCGTTCTCTACCGCCCACGATTGAACATACTCTATAAGGCTTGCCAATCGCTGTACGCTCATTTGTGCTGTGCTTTCTCGTAGATTGATTACTTCACCCTCAAGCCCGATTACCATTTCAGCTTTGCCACCTGTTGCGATTTTATGAGCCGATACCATAATCATCTTCCAAGTGTCGATATCTCTTTTTTCACCGTTAAATTTGCACTGTTTGCTAATATCGCTAAGTAGTGCGTGTAACTTTGAATTTTGCTCAAGCGAACGTGTCATCGGTTGGATTTTTACCACCAACGGTTTTTTATCGTCCGTTGGTAGTTCTTTGATAAAATCAATGCAATTCAACCGCACTTGGTTTGAGCGTAGAAAAAATTGTCTATATTGGCTCATAGCATCATTCCTAATGGAGGCAATCCTGGATCTTTCTTCTCAAATTGAATAACTTCACAAAGTTCATCGCAAAATTTTTCAAAATCTTTTCTAGGCCAACGCTCCAAATCAAATACCAAACGGCTAAATTGAATTTGAGTTCTCACTTGCTCTTTTAATTGAGCTTGCGACATCAACTCTAATTTCATTGGATCTACTTTTTCTTTTGGCGGCTCTGGCGGTGAAGCCGTGTCCCATTTATCAGAATCAATTAACCATTCATCAGCGTTAATTATTTTATTCGTGGCACAGTCATACAATTCACGGTATGTTTTGTTATTCGACTTGGTTTTATCAACCACCAAGAAAAGCACTGAAATTGGCGTATCTTCAAAGGCGTTTTGAATCAAATTCAACTCGACTAATTGATTCCCAATAACTTCACGGAGTTTCTTTTCCGTGTTACGGTATCCAATACCCGGGAACATAATGAAAAAACCAAATCGCTTAGCATTAGCTAGCCCCTTTAACATAAACACGTCATCAACTACACCAGATTTTTTCCACGGATATTCTGCCGTGATAGATTCCTGCTCTTCCGCGCTTAACTCTTTAAATTTAAGTGAAAAAGGCGGATTCATTACAACACAATCACTTTTTTGCTCGCTTTGATACAAGAAAAAACTCATATTATGAATTTCAGCATCTGGATAATTATTTTCCAATGCCGCACATGATTCCGACTGAATTTCCACCGCAATGAACTCACTAGGTTTAATATACTGCTCAAGCTGTCCACTGCCTGCTGCACCATCAAAAACACTTGGATTTTTACCTAAGTACTTCTCGACTTTACCAGCCAAATATCGGCGCAAAGATTCCCCCGTGATGTACTCAGCAAACTTATTCGCTTTCTTGCGATTGTTATGTTCCTCAAAACTCATTTGCTATACCCACCAACCTTTTTAATAAAATCAAGGCTAATTGAACGTGTGACAAAGTCTTCCATTGTTGGATCAAAGACTACGACCATCTGTCCTTTTGAGTTGCCTTTTATTTCCTTACCTGTTACTGGATGAATAAATGCAATTCGTCCACCTGTAATATCAATCACTTCATTTGCCACGTTGTGAATGTGGTTTTGATACCACTGTGTTGATTTATCGTTATTGAGTAACATCACAACTAAATGCCCTTTATCTCTTAACTCCTTTGCTGCCTTCAAAAATGGAGTTACATCAGAGTAAGGGGGATTGACATAAAAACTCAGATTGCGATAAGGGTAAGGTGTTTTTGTATCTAAAAAGTCTTTACCGAGTGAACTACCCTCGCCAATCCAATTTAGACAAAGAGCATTATGCTCATTCGCACAGCCATCAATATCAAAATCAAAGCGCTTGTTTAGCCAATTAAAAAAATACTTCGGTGTTTGCCATGTATCTTTATCAAATTTTTGTTCTGTCATTTACGCAATCCCCATAATCTCTTTAATCTTTGCCACACCGTTTTTTGATACTTCAGGAGGAATAACTTTTGGCTTTTGCTCTAGCAGTTCTGGAATTTGTGGGAATTCAAAGCCAGTGCGAGCTTTTTCAACCACTTCGGCAAGGATTTTCGGCATAGCCTTTTGGCAATCTTCCCATTTCTTTTTGCCGTAACCGTCATAGATTGTTTTTAGCAAGTAATACTCTGCTCTCGAACGGAATTTGAAATTGTGCGGATCTTTCGCATAACCAAAGTATTTTTGAAGTCTGGCCTCTAACTCGTCTTGTGTTGGTAATCCTAATTCGTGATTGTTGTAGTTATTACACCAAGCAATGAATTGACCTACACTCGGGAAGAATGGGCTTTCGGATTTTGCAGCAAAATCCAATCCTCTTTTTAGGGATTGAGGATTCACTATGCCAGCCTTGAATAACTCTTCGAGCCAAACTTGCTTTGTTTCGTTATACTCAGCTTCACTGGCAAACGCCTGCTTCCACGCTGGAAAAATTGATTTTAATCTGATAAACATTCGATCAATCAAACGAACGGAATTATCTGGAATATTGGATTTTTTAACCGCACTTCCCTCGGCTTGCATTTGGGTAATGTTTGTCATCTCAATTCCTCCGGTATCAAGTTAGGGTCGATATTTAATTTTCTGCCTACAGCCCAAGATCCATCATCAGCAAAGGAGCTTGTTTTTCTGGTGTTTGCAGCCATTGCTATGTCGTCATCACGCCAATTCCAGCTCGCGCTAAATCCGCGCCAGTTACGCTCAATAGCGATTGTGATTGCGTCAGAAAGCGATATCCCAGCCTTGGCAGCTTCTCGTTGAAAGCCTTTAAGTGCAGTCTCAGTAATTGGCGCGCTCTTGGCTTTTCGGAGTTTAAGAAAATCTTCAGCAAGCTGACCAACGATTCCAAATTCAGCAAGCAAGGCAAGCGAATTTTTTTGCGTAGTTTTTTTATTATTATGATCAGTAGTATTTTTATAATTAGTATTATTATTTGTCGGATTTATTTCCGAGTTATCTCGGATCTGTTTCCGAGTTATCTCGGATTTATTTTCGAGTTCGGGTTGTTTATTCGGATTTATTTCCGAGTTATCTCGGATCTGTTCAGGCTTAAACTCATTCCAAGATTTCCCTTTTTCAGTCAGTCTAATTAGATCTTTATCACCATGCTTACCCTGTTTACCCTGTTTTAAGTAAACAATTAATCCTTTCTCGTTAAGCTCCGAAAAATGACGGTAAACAGTGTCTCTGGTCTTATAAAATAACGGTAGTTCTTCAATGACTTTGTTACGAGATACCCAGTAATAAACTACACCATCTACGACAACTTCTTCCGCCCAAGACGAAGCTTGATTAAGCAAATCAAACAAAGCTGCTTGATTAGCATTTAAGCCCCATTCAAGGCTTTTTTGATTGTTTATGTAAGTGCTAAAGCGCATTTTCTACCACCTTAGTTCCCTTTCTTGAATTGCAGGAACGGCACATTGTTTGAAGATTTTCCAGCGTTGTTTCTCCGCCTTTTGATTCCGGGTAAATGTGATCACAAGTTAAGTCAAGGTGAGTTCCGCAAGATACGCAACGGTATTTATCCCGTTCGAATACGCGCTTTCTTAAGCTATGAGAAATAGTCTTTTTCTTATATCCAACCTCTTTTTTATGTGAATTTACTCGATCTGTAACCAACCCTAATTCTTCAGCGATCATGTCCAACAAGCCGCCGCCTTTCCCGTCACCCCAATTCCAAAGGGTTTCTATGGCGTCGGCATATTCGTTCGCCATTTCTTTGATTAATGACTTTGCTTTAGCTTCCGTTATAATTCCAACCTTTTCTAAAGCGTCATCCAAGACATCTGAACTTAATCCAAAATTTGATAAATTTTCATTTGTTGGATGGGTGTTAAATCTGTAACAAACTACAAGCGCTTTTAATTCCTCTTCATTCAAAGCGCGTAAGTGTTCATCCACAACGAAATTTGGGAATATGAAAGCGTTATTCATGCCGCCTCCAACCAATACTGAGCAACACGTTTTCCGCTTGGCACGGTAATCATTTTGCTGATGATGTTATGTCCACGTTTTTTAAGGTCATAAATTCTTGCTCCAAGACGTAAGCAGTTAAAACGTTTTTCCGCATCTAAGTGAGTTAAGCGGTCGCCTTGTTGTAAGGCTTTAAGGATTAACGCTTTTTGAGTTTTACTTGAACTTTCATTTGCGTTTTCATTAAATTTAGGTGATAATTTAGTCATCTTTTGAAGTCCTCCGACTGATAAAGGTTATTACATACGACATAATCAAAGCCTCTGTTCCAGCAGGGGCTTTTTTTTTGTCACTTAGCTGTATTTCTTAATACAGCCCAATCCACATCAGGTCGTAACTCTTCACAAGTTACTTCCCCATTTGAAATTCGTTCAATGTCAGGGCATCGCTCCGCTGGCACTTTAGTTTTGAACCACTGCTGAACTGCTTGTGGTCGAATACCAAGCTGGCGAGCGATCTCTGATTGGTTTAATGCTTTTAATTTTGTAATCACGCCATTTCCTTTTAAAGTATCGCTTGTTTCAACTTGTAGATATTTTACAAGTAATAATTTAAAAATACAAGTAATTCTTTTATTGAAATTACAAGTAAACCTTGTAAAATGGCAAAAATTTAAGGAGGTGCCATTATGAGCATTAAAAAACGACTTGAACAAATGATTGCTGAGAAAGGTTGGAATCAAACGGATTTGGCTTTTAAGTTAGGCATTACACCTCAAGCGGTGCAACAATGGCTAAGAGATGAAAAACCTACCACGCCATCTCAAGCAAGATTGCGGAAAATATCAGAGATTAGTGGATACCCTGTCCATTGGTTTTCAATGAGTGATGAGGAAATTAAGAAAGATGAATTTTTAATTTCTAATATGAGCGGAAAATCTGACTTAATCTACTCGTATCAAATAGATCTACTGGACGTTAATGCTAAAGCTGGAATTGGCGGCTGTATAAACAATGAATATCCAGATATCATTCAATCAATTTACTTTTCAAAGGATGGACTATTGGAAATTGTTGGAAGAAAAACTAATAACGGATTGTATATGATAACCGTACCAACGGACAGTATGAGTCCTACCATTGATAAAGGCGATGTGGTATTTATTGACACTAACGTTACTTCTTATAGTGGTGAGGGGATTTATATTTTCGCTGTTGATAACGAGGTTTATATCAAGAGATTGCAGCGTGTTCCCGGTGGCGTATATAAAGCTCTTTCGGACAACAAATCGTACGATCCATTTGAGATGACAAGCGATTTATTTGAAACAGTCACAATTATAGGTAAGTTTGTTAGATCATTGCCTATACACCCGAAAGACCTATAAATAAAGCTTAACTTCTTAATAAGAAATAATTGCTTAAATCGAAAGAAAAAGCCCCTTAAATCGAAAGATTAAGGGGTTTATTTTACACTTGATTAAGATATTAGACGAATAAAATCATCTTCAGAAATAATCTGCATTTTATGCCCTTGAGAAATTAGATCTCTAGCTTTAATTTCTTTATTGCTCAATTCTTTCCCTCTTAATTTTGACTCATCTTGATACCCTTTGACTAATAAGGTTACTTTCTTTGATACGCCATCAACAACAGTACAGCCAACCGCAGCAGCTTTATCAGCAGCTAAATGTCTAGGCATAGATAGCTCACCAGTAAATACCATAATTTCGCCATATAAAGCACCTTCAGGATTCCCCTGTCTTTTTATTTTGTGTTGTTCATTTCCGTTCTCGTCAAGATGTTCAATCATCGGCTTTTTAACCCTGTCAAACCAATAATCTAAATCAGACGAGCTATCTTCAATAGCCTTATTAAGAACCTTGCCAGCAGTAATCGCATCATCTAACGCTTGGTGATGATTTAACTGCTCTATTTTCAAGTATTTTGCGACCTTGCTTAACCCATATCCTTTAATTGAGAATTTGTTATCCCAGCTTCTACGGACTACCCTCATAATATCTAACCATCTATTTTGTAAATCAGGGAAAATTCTAGTTAAAGATACTCTATCAAAAGCACCATAAGAGCAAACAACATTATCAGCAAAATAGCCTTTAATTTTTGACTCAACCTGTTTAATGGTTGGCGAGTTTCGCACCATACTAGGCGTTATTCCGTGTATGTAAACATTCATCTCGTCAAAGTAAGCATTTGGATTTATTAGAGATTCCCATTGTTCAATCAACTCACCATTTTCAAAAATAGCAATTCCAATTTGGCATATTGATGTCAAGTCTGGATTTGCAGTTTCAATATCTACCACAGCGAACTTAGTCATTTAATTTCCTTGTTTTAATAGTTAATCAAGCAGCATTTTACAAATTTATGTGCTTTTAACAGTGATCAAAATCACAAAAGAGAATAATCATTGATTAAAAAACAAGCAATCAAACAAATCAGTAAAGATTAATATTTCTTATTTTTCAAGTAATTACAAGTTATAGGTAAGTTTTACTTTAAAATAATTTAAAGAAATACTTGCAATAATTAAAGTATTTCTTGTATTATACACCCATCAAAACGAGATACACATAAACAAATATCTCGATGTTCTTTAAAAATTGTGATGAAAAAAAAGCCCCGATAAACAGGGCTTGGTTATTAGGCTTCATAAAATGGAGTTTTTCGAGTGGTGTCCATTACAAGAGTAACTGCATGTACGCAATCTTCTCTATTAATGTAACCTTCTCCGTGAGCAATAATTTCATGATTGGCAGATTTTAAATGCCAGTACCATTGATTATTAGCCTTACTTTTAAAAATTTGAAAGTACATAGAGGTAGTTCCTTATGCAAGATGAAATGAAGCGCTATGCGATTTCTTATAACTTTAAAGGTTCCAAATGGGGTGCAGAAATTTATGCTCACTCCTTTGAAGAAGCAAAAGAAAAAGTCAAAGCAATGTCCCAAGCAACCGTAGATGGCGTAATCCATCATTCTATTTATATTCCTGTTAAGGGAAAATCATGGCTTGCAAGGTTAATTGTTAGTATAGTCAAAAAATTCACTTAAGTAAGTGATAATCATCACAATTTTAGACAATTTAGATAAAAAACACACTCGTGAAATGCCATTTGTGAAAATCGCCAGTTGCAGATTAAAAGCCCTGCACCAATGAGTGTGAGATATTGCGGTAATGACAAACGAAGCCAGTCGGTGGGATAAGCTAAACGCAATATCACATTTTAAAGCACATTTGAAGTACAGAGAAACAACGGCACGTGAAACCGTTGCGAATGATAGAGAGAAGTGTGCTTTGAAATGGTAAAACCATTACAGCACTTATTTAAATGGGAGAAATAAAAATGGCAAACAAAACCTTTGAAATTATTCGTCTTGCATTAATCAATGAACAGCTTGGTAATCCCAAAAAATTAACATTGAAGATTGAAGAAAACAGCCTATCTGAAAGAGATAAAGAAAATATCAAATGGGCTGTATTGAGAGCGGTTGAAAACGGTTGTTTAGAACCTGCATTAATTGCTGATAGATGTTGTTTCGCATTTGAGCGGATTAATCGTTACGGCAAAAATACTGGTTCTGGGAGTTGCGGAGCTATTTCCACCACTGCTCCTGAATAAACTGCTGTACTTCGGCAGATAATCCTCGCCAAGAAGCATCGCTCATATTTGCAACAAAAATTGAATCGTTGAAGTCCGTTACTTTACTTAGGCGATCTAAAACTTCATCGGTTGAATAAGAAGTATGAAGATACCAAACAGATTGTTGAACTTTGGCCCATGCGCCTAATGTTTTAATTTTTTCAATGAGCGCATCGTAATTCTGGCCAGATTTATTTAAATCATAAGTAACTAAGAGATTATTTTTCATAATTTATCCTTATTTGTGTTGTGGTTAGCGAAATTATATTCCTTATGTGTTGTGGTGACAATAAGGAGCTTGAGCCTTACAAGTATAAAGAAAGGTATTTAATGGCTCTTTGTTGAGTTGGTTGTGGAAACCGACACCCTATACACAGATATAGAATTAGTTAATGCAACTTTGGAAAATGACGCTGGGTTCAAATCCCAAAAGAGCCTCCATCTCAATCCGCTTTCAAATAGCGAATTAAACGCTCAATCTTCTTGAATAACTGATTGAACGAGAGCGGATTTAGCTGGGAACAGCGTTTTTCATGATTAAAAAAATCTCCTTTAGATTGGTTAGCCCCTAGCTGCTTTCACACTTTGGCACTAGGGGATTTTTTTTAACCAATATTTCATAACCGACGAGGTGAAACTATGAACAAGTTAATCAAATTTCTTAAAACAACTGCTTATGTAATTGCGACAGTGTTATCAATTTGCCTAGTTGCTATGACAATGATTACCGCTCTAGCAGCACAGGCAAGTGAGCCGACAGCATTAGAACGTGAACAAGCAAGAATTCAATGGATTGCCGAACACGGAAAATACCAACCAAATCTTACAGAGCCAGCCAAACAAGAGGCTATGGCATACACAAATATTAAACAAAAGGAATTAGACGATGCGAAAAGTAGAAATTAAACCAGAGAAGCACGATAGTGGCTGGTTTGCGGTAGAGAGAATTAATAACCGTGCTGTTTGGAAGTCGTCTAATTTCGCAACTGAAGAATTAGCACAGGAACGATGCAATCAGAGAATAGCTTTAAAAGAAAGAGAAGCTAAGCGTTTAGGTGTTAGTTTTCACCTATATCAGACTGATGAAGTTATTAATGCTAAAAAAGACAAAATTAAGCGAATTACAAAGGCACAGGCTCGCTCATTGCAGAGATATGAGGATTATATCGAGTTAAGAGAAAAGCAGCCTGTAAACGAGCGTAAGGAGCTTTTTATGCTCGCTGACTTAAAGGCGTGCTTTGGTGTTCACTTATATATCGTAGAGCGAGCTATCTCTGACGGGATATTACCAGAGCCAACTAGAACAGTTTGCAATGGTAGCAAAGCGAGAATTTTTAAATTTGATGAAATAAAAGGTTATTTTAATTTCTTAAAGGAGCTTCCAAATGGAAAGTCTACAAGCTCAATGGGAGCGCAAAACATTCAATGATCATGACCGTAGATGTTGTGCTGAAGATGCGTATAACAGAGCGATAGAGCGTGAAATTGAATGTATTGAAGAGGATATCATGAATGGTGACAGTGAAGAACTTTGTATTTTTTATGAAAAAATATCCGAAGATGATGAATTTTTAAAAGCTATCGCACTAGGAAATGATTTTGAAGAGATGCGAATTAAAATCTTGACCGCTATGGCTGAAGATAGATTAGAGCAATTAGAAAAGGATTACAGAAATGGATACATCCTTAATGACTAGCCGAGAAGAAACTGACCGCTCCGCTAGCAAAGAGCGAGAACAAAAACTTAATGAATTTCAAGATTGGTTAATGAGTGGAATTATTGACCCGCAAAGAGCAAAAGAAATCATTGAGCTTTATTACAAAGAAATGCCATTTTAGGTGAATAAAATGAAAATCTACCTTGATATTGAAACAATTCCAACACAAAGCAAAGAACATCAAGAATTTGTGTGTGAAAACCTTAAGCCACCTGCGAATTACAAGAACGAAGAAACAATTAATAAATGGCTCGAAGAAAACAAAGAGCTTGCAGTTAATAAAACGTCTTTAGACGGTGCGTTTGGTGAAGTTGTAGTGATTAGTGCGGCTATTAACGATGATGAAGTGGTTACATTCTACCGTAAAGATTGGCAAGTAAAAGACCGTGAGAAAGATATTCTGACACGGTTTAATAATTGGCTAAAAGAACAAGCCAACAGATGTAAAACCGTTCCAGTGTTTATTGGGCATAACGTAACGAGCTTTGACGGACTATTCTTATGGCAACGTTACATTATCAACGGCGTGAAACCGTACTACAAGATGGATAAGCGAAACACTTACGACACGATGTGGGAATGGTGCGGATATAACCGAGAATCAAAACCTAGCCTTAATAAACTATGCCAAGTGCTTAATATCGAGCAGAAAGGCGATATTGATGGTTCTAAGGTGTGGCAAGCGGTGCAAGATGGTCGCATTGATGAAGTTACTGAGTATTGCGCTAAAGATGTTGAGCGAGTGCGAGCGATTTATAAACGAATGAATTTTGAGGTGTAGAGATGGCTGATAAAAAACAATCGTTACAGCGTAGAGCGTGGGATTTACTAAGTAAAATCAACGTAAACGATAAAACAGAAACGAAAGGCTCTGGGAAATTTGCTCTAACCTACCTATCTTGGGCTTGGGCTTGGGGCGTGCTTATGGAGTATTTTCCTGAAAGCATTTACGAAATACATCAAGATAAAATTATGCCAGATGACTCTGTAATGGTATCGGTAACGCTAACGATTAAAGATGGTGATGAACAGTTTAGTCGCTTTATGTGGCTGCCTGTAATGGATCATTTAAATAGAGCTATCAAAAACCCAACAGCTACAGATATTAACAAGGCGACTATGCGATGCCTTGCGAAAGCTATTGCGATGTGTGGGCTTGGGCATTACATCTATGCTGGCGAAGATTTACCGGTAGATGATGAAACCCCAAAGACAAAATCACAAGAACCCTCTCAAAAATCAACCCAGCAGAATGTGAATTCTACTCAAGATAAATCAATCCTTGATAAGTTAAAAACTGGCTTGAAAGAGTGCGGAAACAAGAAAGAACTTGAAGAACGCTACGCAAAACAAATGCCGTGGATTGAAACTAACCACCCTGATTTGATTGACGAATACAATTCATTCTACGACATCTGTATCAATAATTTAAAAGCATAAGGAAGCAATAAAATGGCTGGAATTAATAAAGTAATCATTGTGGGATTTTTAGGAAACGACCCAGAGATTCGCACAATGCCAAACGGTGAGCAAGTAGCAAACATTACAGTGGCAACAAGTGAAAGCTGGACGGATAAAAACACTGGCGAGCGTAAAGAGCAAACCGAGTGGCATCGAATTGTACTCTACCGCAGATTAGCAGAAATCGCAGGTCAATATCTTACCAAAGGCTCGCAAGTATACATTGAGGGGCGATTAAAAACACGCAAATGGCAAGATAGTAACGGACAAGACCGTTACACAACCGAAATTCAAGGCGATAACTTACAGATGTTAGGCGGTCGCCAAGATGAACCAAAACAAGCGAAAACAAGTAAAAAGGCAAAGTCTGACCAGTTAGGTGCAATGGCTGAACAAGATGATGGTTTTAGCGATGGAATTCCATTCTAGGAGTTGGTTATGAGTAAATTTATTAAATTGACAAATTTTAGAGCTGGTAACGGTGATTTAATTGTAAATGTAGATTTAATTAGAACTGTAACAACATCACACAATGACTGCTCTATTGTTAAGTTTTCTGACGAACATAATGTGGTAGTAAAGGAAACTCCAGAACGCATTTTAAAAATGATTGAGGCCGCAAAATAGCGGCTTTTCTTTTGGGTGAATTATGAATAAAGAACAAGCAGAACACGAATTAGCGGAATTACACGAGAAAGAACGGAGTTTAGAAAAAGCTCTTGAGCTTGTGCGTGAGAAAATACGTGAGTTAGTTAACTATACGGATAAGAACAAGGGGCGGAAATGAATGAGATTAAAGTCGGCATTCGCTATTCTCGATTTGCAGATATTTTTGTTTGCTATTTCTATGTAAGAATGAATAGCAACAATGAATCCGCAATAGAACTAGCAATCAATGATGTTAAAGAAAATTGGATATTATTCGGCGCTGAAATGAGAAATGACATTATCAATATCTCAGAATTAGCATTGCAAGATGTACCGAATACTGATGTTGTTGCTGAGTTTATCCAGTGGGCAAAACACTATTTTGATGCTCCGCAAGAAACAAGCACGCAAAGACCTTTGGTTGATGTTTTGCCGGTGGTTAATATGGCAAAGGTAAACCATAAAGCGGGTGATTGATATGATTGTTTGGGCATTATTCGATAGTGGCAATGGTTGCTATACGCAAGGTGCAGAGCTATTTAATCAGTCAGTCAGTCAGTCAATCGAAATCTACCCTGTCGGCATAGATATTGAGAGTAAAAATAACCATTTTATTAATCTTAATTTAGCTGATTATAGTCGTATGTTTGGCGATAATAAGCTATTCGATGAGCTTGATAAGCTGCCTAAACCTGATTTGATTATAGCTAGTCCACCTTGTGAGAGTTGGTCGGTTGCAAGTGCGATGTGGGGAGGTAATGCAAGCTGGAAACAGGAAACAGGCGCAGTCAATCGTGAATTATCAAAATTCACAGTAAGAAGTCGTGCGGATTATGATTTACCGCACGTCCAATTCAAATATGACCGCTCTTTTCTGAACCGCATTAATGGTGAGCTTTGTATCTACAACACGATAGAAATTATCAAACGATATGAGCCTAAAGTTTATGTAATAGAAAATCCGGCAAGCAGCAAGATTTGGCATTATGTAAACGATATTCTCAATTTTCAGATTCCTTTTGATAATTTGGCGCACTATAACTTGTATAACTACCCTTTGCGTAAACCAACAAGATTTAAGAGCAATATTAATCTTGGATTACGAAACAATCATAAATCAAAGCCTCAGCAACAATGGGAGGATTTTTCAAAATCATACAATGAAAGGTCGAACATTCCACTTGAATTAATAGTGGATATTTACAAAGCAGTAAATCAATATTTAACAAATCCAATAGGCGTTCCAAGCGAGCGCCTTTTGTTTTAGGGAAATTTATATAAGTAAACTACTGGAGGAGTAAATTATGCCAAATTGGTGTGTAGGAGACTTAAAAATTAGAGGTGAAACTAACGATATAACGAAATTTTTAACGGAATGTATTGATGGTTGCGAATTTGAAATCGACGAATTTGGCACGCTAGAAATCAAAAACATTAGAGAGCAAGCAATCAAAGGGGCTCGACGTGTTTTTTGCGACAACTCAAATGAAATCATTGAGGGATATGAGTTTGAGAATGGGTATATCGTTGTCGTACCAATCTCAGCTGCATGGGTATTAAGTCCTCCTGAAATGATTGAATTAAGCAAAAAATTTAATGTTGATTTTAGGTTTTATGGGTTTGAATGGGGGCAAGCATTTAATCAAGAGTTAGAAATCATAAAAGGCGTATTAACTTTAGATAAATGTATCGAATTTAAAAATTACATTTGGGAATGTCCTATGCCTTATCTTGGGGGTAGCATTCAAAAAAAATCTGACCGCACTTTCATGTGCGGTTTTTATTGGAGTAAATATGACTAAACAAGAAATAATCAAAAGATTTGAAAGTTTTGGCTTTAAACTTGGATTAGATCAAGGACTTGTGTTCGGTTTTATAAAAAGGAACACTACATCTATGTGCAGTATGATTGGGGAAAATATAACAATATCCTTATCATTTAACTTAAAACAAGACAAAGATAGAGCGGTTAAACTCATGACTCAATTATTCCCAACTGCAACATATATTGAGCAAAATGAGCTACTGCACGCATGCTATTTTAGTATTCAACGAATTAATTAACTGCTCTTATGAGCGGTTTCTTTGGAGTTTATATGGAAAGAGAATTTTTTGATGAATACTGCAGTCCAGAATTATTAGCGTTAATAACTGGATATGTTTGTCCTAAATATCAGATGAAAAGCTTAAATGAATTCGGAATTCCTTTTCTGCATCCAAAAGGAAATAGAAAATTCCCGCTTGTGTTACGATCTGATGGTGACAAAATTTTGAAAGGTGAGAAAGTGCAGCCGATTACACAAACAAAGGAAAGAAGGCGGTCTGCAGTATTAAGTTAGTAAGGGGGATATTATGGCACGTCCAAGAAAACGAATTAATCAAGGATTGCCACAAGGTTTAGTGTGTCGGAATCGAAAAAGAGCGGATGGCTCAATCGTGGTTTATTACTACTACACGATGGCTGATAAAAAAGAAGTTGCTTTAGGTAAAGATAAGCACATTGCTATTCTGGAAGCTGCAAAGCTGAATATGCAGTATCTGACGAAAAAAGATAATATCCTTTTTATTGAAGTGCTTGAGCGATATGAAAAAGAAGTTGTACCGCTTAAAAAAGCGAAGAACACTCGAAATTCAAACATTCAGGCAATAAAGAAATTACGCCAATACTTCCAAGATCCACCATTTACCCTTGATGAAATAGAGCCTATACACATTCGTGAATATTTAGATTGGAGAAAAGACGTTAAACCAACCGCAAATATCGAAGTTGGGTTATTTGGCCACATTTGGAGCATGGCAAGAGAATGGGGTTACACTGAAAAGATCAGCCCATCAACAGGGGTTAAAAAATTCAAAGTGAATTACCGTGATGTGTACATTGAAGATTATATCTTGGATAAAATCTACGACTGCGCCACAGGTGATATGAAGGACATTATGGATGTGATGTATTTAACCGGACAACGTCCAATAGACGTGGTAAAAATCCATAGTTCACACATCTACAACGATTTACTGCATATTACACAGCAAAAAACAGGTAAACGTGTTGCGATTAAAGTTATAGGTAAACTAAAAGAGATTATCGACAAGCGGATCACTGAAGAAAATCAGTTTCTGTTTACTAATAAATGGGGGCGAAAACTCGAGCGGAGATCACTTACAGATTATTTCAAAGACACCCGTAATGCGGCATCAAGAAAATATAAAGAGCTAGCCGAAGAGATCAACCAAGTGCAATTGAGAGATCTTCGCGCGAAAGCAGCAACAGACCTTTCATTAATGATTGATGATGAACGAGCAAGAAAACAACTTGGCCATACTTCTGCACGTACCACTCAACATTACATCAGAAAAGAAAAACCACTCAATCCAACCAAATAA